CATCCAGAAATTATTTCTAGTTAGATCGAAACCACAGTCAAGTTTGGCTTGATGCGGAGGGTCTCGACCAGCGTCACCTTGGTGCAAACGGCGATCTGGTCGGCGGTCAGGAACTCTTTGGCGGCTTTCGTGTCGAGCGTCGAACGCTCAGACAGAGCGACTTCAATGATCGCACGCTCGCCTACAAGGCGCTCAACGCCAGTCGCCTTGATCTCAGCGCGAGCCTTCTCAAGCTCCTTAGTCAGGGCGTCGATCTCAGACTTGATGAGGGCGTAACGGTCGGCGAGAGCTGAGTGGTTGGACATGTTGGTCTCCTTTTGGTTTAGTTAGTTTGTTTGGTTTGGTTGGTTTGTTTGGTCTGGGCCGATGAATTGAACTTACCGGAACTTATTTCCGGTTGCAACAACAAAATGCAGCAAACGGAAATTATTTCCAAGGGGCTTCCATCACGAGGATCGTGCCATGTGAGAGGGTGTTAAGGCAGTCCGCTCGGGACACCCACACGCGCCCGTTATAGCTGATCCATCCGCATTGCGTGCTGCCCTTGGTAAGCTGCGCTGGTCCCCATTTCGACGCGCCAAGCCCAGAGGCATCGCGCGCGGTGCAATAAGCTGCCTGCGCGTCTTCTGGCGTCGCATAATCGCCGTTGGCCGTCTTGGGGCCGTATTCCATCTTGAGGGTGATCGGGTGTGTCTTGCTCATGGTGGTCTCCTTTGGTTGGTTGGTTGGTCTGCGTCGATGAATTGAACTTACCGGAACTTTTTTCTGGGCGCAAGTGGGTAAATAACTTTTTTTGATTTTTTTTTCTGGTGCTGCTAGGTTCGCTCTAGAGGATGGGAAATGGTCGAAACAATCGCAACAGCTCTATGCTCGTACACCGGCTCGCCTGTGTGCTCGACGCTGTGCGAGTACTGCCTCGATCAAGCTCAGTACATCCTCGATGCCGTCAATGGAGGACAACATGATAGACATAACCAACAACCAGCTCCAGTCAGTGATCGAACGAGTTGAGCGGATGGAGGCCGAGAAAGCCGCAGTCGCTGAAGACATCAAGCAAATTTACTTAGAAGCCAAAGGAAACGGTTTTGACACCAAGATCATCCGCAAGATCGTTGCGATACGTAAGAAGAGCGCCGAAGAGCGTGAAGCGGAGCGTGCCATGATCGAGCTCTACCTCGGGCAGCTCTCCGATACGCCGCTCGGTCGTTTTGTGTTACAGTCAAGGGAATAGCCCTGCCCATCCCAGGGCTATAGTCCAGACGCGGGCGTGATCATCCCCCCATCCTCCGCCCGCGTCTGGGCGTCACACTACAGTTGGAGGCTACACATGACGAAGAAGAAGCCGCCTGAGTTGCTGCAAAAGAACGGGGTCAAGACAACGTACAGCGTCGCTGTAGCTGAGCGTATTTGCGCCATGATCTCTAAAGGGAGAACGATCACGTCGATATGTTCCGATGAAGATATGCCCAGCATTGACGGCGTGTATGGGTGGCTGAGAGTACAGCCCGCTTTCGCTGAAGCCTACGCGCGCGCACGCGAGGATCAGCAAGACACGTTCGTGGCGCAGATCGTCGACATCGCGGACACCGAGACGGACCCGCAGAGAGCACGCAACCGCATAGACGCGCGCAAGTGGCACGCAGCGAAGACCGCGCCCCGCAAGTACGGAGAAAAGCTGGAGATCGACGCGACGATCGAGCACAACAGCGGCCCGAGCGAGGGTCTGACGCTGATGCTGGCGATGCTTGAGAAGGCGCAGAGCGGTGGACGACACTAGCCGGGCGCAGGCGATCTGGAGCGCCATGCCAGCGCACGAGCGCCAGATCTTTGAGTGGCAAGCGTCGTGGTTCGCCAAGCGTTTGCCGCACCAAATCCCGCCTGGCGGGGACTGGACGATCTGGCTGCTCCTTGCTGGTCGTGGCGCCGGTAAGACCCGCACGGCGGCTGAGGTGCTCGGGAGCTGGGCTTGCTTGCAGCCGGGTACGCGGTGGCTGGTCTCAGCGCCGACCTACGGCGATCTGCTTGGCGTGTGCTTTGAGGGCGAGAGCGGTCTGCTCAACTCCATCCCGCGTGAGCAGATGGATGCGTTCAACAAATCCGACGTCGAGATCAAGCTCAAGAACGGCTCGCTGATCAAGGGCATCACGGCGGAGAAGCCTGAGAGGTTCCGCGGTCCTCAGTTCCACGGGGGCTGGCTCGACGAGCTCGCGTCCTGGCAATACGCCGACGAAGCATTCGACTTGCTGATGTTCGGCCTGCGCCTTGGCGCTCAGCCGCGGCTGATCTGCACGACGACGCCCAAGCCTAACCAGATCATCCGCAAGCTGCTCGCCCGTGAGGGCAAGGACGTGCGGGTGACGCGCGCCACGACATACGACAACCTCGCCAACCTCGCGCCGACGTTCCGCGATCAGATCCTGCGCTATGAGGGCACGACGATCGGGCGCCAAGAGATCTACGCCGAGGTGATCAACCCCGAAGAGATGGGCGTCATCAAGAAGAGCTGGTTCCAGATCTGGCCGCACGATCGGCCGCTGCCTGAGCTAGAGTTCATCGTGATGTCGCTCGACACGGCGTTCACCGAGGAGACCGGCTCGACCACGCGCGGCGATCCCGACTACAGCGCGTGCGCCGTCTGGGGCGTGTTCTCCGGCCCCAAGCGCAAGCGGTCGATCATCCTGCTCGACTGCTGGCAGGATCGGCTCGGGTTCCCCGACCTGATCAAGCGGACCAAGACCGAGCTCAAGGCGGTCTACGCTCCGCGTGAGCGCGCCCTGTTCAAGCCACTGGTCGGCCCAACCTACATGGAGGACAGCGGCCGCAAGCCCGACATCCTGCTGATCGAAGACAAGGGCAGCGGCATCAGCCTGCGCCAGGCGTTGAGCCGTGAGGGCATCGTGGCGGCGCCCTACAACCCTGGGCGCGCCGGTAAGCTCGACCGCCTCCACGCGATCTCGCCGATCGTCGCTGCTGGTCACGTCTGGGTCGTCGAGAGCGACAAGCTGCCGGGCCAGCCAAAGACGTGGGCGCAGCCGCTGATCGAGCAGATGTGCACGTTCTCGGGCTCGGGGTCGATCGACCACGACGACCTGATGGACGCCGCAGTGCAGGGGCTTCGTTATTTGATTGATCGTGATATGATCCACGCCACGAAGATCGACCCGCCCGATCCCGTCATCCGTGACACCCGGTTCAAGGGGAACCCCTATGCAGCCTAATTCTCCATTGTCGATGGTCGCACCGACCGAGTCCGCTGCCGACGCAATGAGGCGCATTGAGCGCACCATGCGGGCGCCTGACGTCGCCGCTGGGCCGCTGTCTGCTCTGGCTGCGTCCCCCGCTCCTCAGCCGGTGAACCAGCCGTTCGACGCCGCAGCCTACTTCGCCGAAGGCGGCCCTGTCATGCCGAGCGCGGATCAGATGGGCAACTACGACACGATGACAGGGCTGGTCGGCGAGGCGCCACCTAAGCCTGTTTATGAGCCGTCGCCGCGTGAGCTGCTTGAGGCGCGCATGAGCGAGCAGGCTCGCGCAGCTATGGACCTGTCTGGTTTGGCGCTGCCGGATCGCGCGGTGGACGTTAAGGCTGACGAGTTTGGGTCTTACCCCGTGGACGCTGAAGGCAATCGCCTGAAGTTCCTGCGCCGCTCAATGGTCCTGCCTATGGCTCGCGGGGAAGGTGAAGCGCGCCTCGCCATGCCGATGATCTTGGACATTGCCGGTAACTTGATGAGCGGTGTTGCTCCGGCGGTTAAGGGCTCAGGCGTTGTGCTGGGTTCTGGCCCGGTACGTCGTGGGTCGGAGTCGGCCGCGGAAGTCGCTGAGGTGGCCGCCCGTCAGAAAGCGGATGCCGCAGCAGACGCTGCTAAACTCGCCGAGAACTCTGGTGAGATCGAGCGCGCTGCCGAGATCACGAAGAAAGCTGATCGCCCGCACAACCCCGACACGATCGGGGCAGAGGCCAGAGACAGCCAGCCGATCACCGGCGGCAATGAGGATCTTCAGTTCACCCGCCTTGAAAGGGAAGCGCGGGAGAAGGGCGCGGGCCGCCTGACGGCAGAGCAAAAGGAAACCGTTTCTAGGTTGGCTGAGGGAACAGACATCCCGCCCGCAAAGGTCGAAGCAGCCGTCCGCGAGAAGCTCCGCAAGTACCCAGCATCTCAGGGCTGGGAGCCTTTTGACGTCGTTGGGTTTGAGAAGGATCCGTCTGGCAAGATCAAACTTGACGACAAGGGAATGCCGGAGCTGAAGCTGCGTGAGCAGCCCTATGCGTTCAACCAGAAGAAGGGTGAGCAGGGCCGCGTCGGCGATACCGACTGGGATCCCAAGCACATTGATACGATGGCCGACAACCTTGTGAAGGAGGTCAAGGACGTCGCTAATAGGTCTGAAGGGGGCGACAAGAACGCCTCAGTCATCATGGCCGCCCGCAGTTGGTATGCGACCATGCGTGACCGCCTGCGCCAAGAGTACGGCGGGTTCGCCGACGTCATGGCCGACGTGCTCGGCACGACCAGCGCGCAGACTGGCGTTCGGCAGAACTGGGATAACACCATTGAGGTGCTGTCGCAGTTCTCTAGAGGCGCCTACGATCGTGCGCTCACCAAGCTGCAAGACTGGACCGACGCAGGCGGTGAGATGGGCAGCGCTGGCGCCAAGGGCGGCACTGGTTACATCAATCGCCACCTTGAAGACGTTCGTGCCGCAATGCCGGACGCCATTGAGCAGGCCACCACTGAGGGTGTTAAGGGCTTCAAGCAGATTGAGAAGCGCGCCAAAGAGATCGCGTTTCGCAAAGCGCAGGAAGGCGACTTCCCGCTAATCACCAAGGCTGACGGCAAGACGCTGTTCAACGCAAACTCGCCGCAGACTATGATGGCGCTGCTCGACAAGTTCCGCGAGCGTAAGGTTGGCGACGCCCCGAAGACGCCTAACTTCACCGGCAATTTGATCGGCTACTCCGACAAGGCCACCATCGACCTGTGGGCTGCGCGCCTGTTGCGCCGCCTGTCTGGGCGCGGGCGCATCGTGCCTGGCGCTGAGAGCGGTGTCAGCGGCGGCGTCCTTGCTGGCCCTCTGCCGTCCGGTATTGGGGTCGGCGGCGAGTTCGGGTTCGGTCAAGAGGTTTTCCAGAAGGCCGCAAAGAGGCTACGGGACGAAGATCCTCGGTTTGCTGACCTTGGCGACGATGACCTGCAAGCTATCGCATGGTTCTTGGAGAAGGAGACGTGGGGCAAGAAGGGCTACACGACCAAGGCGGGCGAAGGCGGCTCAATGGAGTTGGAGGCTAACTTCGCGGGCGTCTCCGATCGCGAAGCATTGAAGGAGATGCGGGAAGCGTTGGAACCATTTGCTAAGAAGTATCTTTGGCCCGATGACTCTGGTTATGCTGATGAGTTAAGGGCTGACGAAGATTGGAGTGAAGTTGGAAACGATGAGTATAGGGATAGTTGTTTGATACAAAGAAAATGGATCAGAGATGCGCGTGAAGCGTTGAAGGAGAAAGAGTGATTATGATTACCACGACATTAAACAGAATACGCAAATATTTTTCAAGCGAAACCGGGTGGACAAAACTACTCGCCGGACTTGGCAAAACAGCGGCGGATGATGATGTGCTGCCGTTCGCGACAATCCTTGAAATCAACGGGCTGGACGATGCGCTATGGTGCTGTCGCGCTGAACCTCAATACGCGAAAGAATGGCGGTTGTTGATGGTTGCATACGCTCGACGGGTTGAGCATCTGATTACTGTTCCTGAAGCCAAAAACGCGATTGACGTTGCGGAGCGGTATGCAAACGGAAAAGCGACCGATGAAGAG